TTTTTTTTTTTTTTTTTTTTTTTTTTTTTTTTTTTTTTTTTTTTTTTTTTTTTTTTTTTTAGAAAACAACTATATTTAAAATTCGAAATTACACTTAATGTCAGTTAGCATGAAAAGTGTGAAAAACATGTTAGCCCCCAAGGACTCTGAAAATTATAAAAATTATGAAAGAATCCATAGGACCCGAAGTTTAAAAATACCCGTGTAAATGGGTGGTAAGTACTGAAAAGAATTCCAAAACCCAAAATATATATTATGCCATACTTACCAATAAGGTATATATTTTGATCTACCGCCATCACTGAAAGTAGTAAGGAATTTATGTTCTTAGTAAATTTACTAATGGTGGAACACCAACAAGATACATAAAAGAAAAATCGTCGCCAGGAGCACGATACAAATCATTATTTGTCGAACTAGCTGCAACCTGCGTTGTCAAAGGAGAAACCGTAACCAAAACTGGAGGTATATGACCTTTGAACATAGAATCAAAAGATGCCGCAGGGGTAGTTGGAGCAAATGTTGTAGCGGGAGAAATATGCGATATATTATAATAAGGCACTTCCAATTCAGATAAACCTTCAAGAGAAGGATCTATAACTACAGCAGACATGCCACAATTACGTGTTCCATTTGGTAAATTACCAATAGAAGCGAGAGCACCATTATTTAATAGTGCAATTAAACTTACCATAGAATCTTGTAAAGAATTAAACATACGATAAGTAGAATACCACGAAGTCTTCACAGAAGGACCAGTGGCAGTTTGAACTGACGTGGCGTTTTTAATACGCATGGAACCACGCCAAAAAGCATATATGAAATAATAATATTCATATAAAGAAACATTTTGTACAGATGAAACAGTAGTAACAGGATTTGCAACAGAAAAAGGTGTAATAATAACATCACGAAGTGTTGGTGTCGTTATAGTTGTAGCAAATAAAGCAAATCTCTTAATCAATTGACGAACAGACATTATTTTTTCCCCGATACAAAAGCTTTCCGGAGACCAATTTGAATCAATAGCATGCGTATCTATTGATTTTGGATGCAAACCATGTTGTGCATCATTTCTAGCAATGGCCTCATTTTCACCCATCATTTGAACAACAATTCGTTCATCAGTATCACGTTTTCTACGAACAACCTCATTGTTATATTCATCATCACGTTCATCAGAAGACTTCTTATCTTCAAGTGCAGTAAAAGCACCCGAATATGGAACATAAGAAGGACCAGTTGGACCAGCGAACGTTAAATCCGGACCACCATTAACCTCAACAATCGTATCAATAGATTGGAAAACATTATTTGCGGCAACGAGTTGATTCAAAACCTCAACACGCACTATGCCAGTTACCGCATTATACATTAAAGCATTATTCGTACCAAGTTGAGCCGCCTCCGGTCGAATACAATACATCCACGGTCTAGAAGAGACATATGGAACAGTAAACGACACCTCAGTGGACGTACGAAGATCCACTATAATTTTCTGTGTTCGTGAAATATCAGGAACACCAGTTGAAATTGTATTATTAAAATAAAATGGTATAAAACTAATTCTTAAACGACCAGAATGAAACTGAGTCTTTACAAACTTAAATGTATATACTATACTACCACGCCAATAACCATGTGTATTCGCCACATAGCCCATATGCGTGCATCTAAATCTATCTAAAATAGTAGCAGAAAAAGGTTTAATTTTAAAAGGAGTAACAAAATTATCCCACAATACAGTATTAGTTGCATTAGTGGATGACCACGTAAATCTATCCCAAAAATTTGGTATAGATAACACATGCGAAAGATCCATTTCATCAGCAGATGTTCCAGCAAGACCAGCTCTAGTTTCTATTTCATTTGTAGAAGCCAAAGCCATCTTGTGGGAAGCATCTGCACCATCAAAATTGGCCATTCGCACCTGTCCTCTAAGTTTAGATTCACAAGGCAATCCCTGTATTGTTGGTTTAGAAAAACCAAGCATCTTAAAAATATTCACCGCGGCTGCAGAAATCCAGCCCGGCTTTGTAAACATATTACCAATAATTGGTATTTTTGACATAGTTTTCACAGTATCGGCAATTTGGCCAATACCGGAGAAAGTTGTTGCATTATCTTTTAATTGTTTCAATTCCACACCTGCTTGTGCAAAAATCTTATCAGGTTTTCTCAAATAAGATTTATTGTGATACATCGCCGTCATATCATTTTGAGTAAATTGACCAGAAGCCAATTTAGCTGCTTCAGTAACAAAATTTGGTGCACTACCAGTAAATATATTAGAACCAGTAGGATATTGAATATCTACATCTTCCAAATGCGCCCAAACTGTATACTCCACAGAACCAGTACCAGTAATCTGATCTCTCAGTTGACTATATACAACTAAATATATAGAGCCGAAAGATCCCTGACCAGTAATCAAATTATAATAAACGTGTGGAGATACATATGGTATTTTCATTTCAATTTCAGTTCCAACACTTAAATCAAGATCAGTACGCGGACAACCGGATCTCCCTTGTAAAGTAGAATTTACAAGTGCGACACGATTTGGCATATACTGAGCATAAGGAAAGTATTGCAACATCAATCTACCCTGTTGAAAAGGTTGAGAATTAACCTGAACCTTTATAACAAGAGTTGCGCGCAAACCAACAAAACCACGTAATTTATCCTGATACATTGTATTAGCTATAAGTTGTTCAGGAAAGTTTGCCGTGTATAATTGAGTTTCAGTCGGTGTGGCCGAAGACCACAAACCAGTTTGTATAATTATCGGGCGTGACAAAAAATCACGTATATTATGTATGCGTTCCTCACGGGTTGTCATTGACAAATAACCATGAGAAAGATTTGTGATATCAGGGAGGGCACTAGACGAAGGAATAACTCCTTCACTAGAGAATTGAACAATTTCTTGTTGTTGTGAAGATAGTTGCCTATCTTCATTAATTTGTGTATTATTTTCTTGTGAGTTGGCAAGTAAATTTCTTTGATGTAACGACTACTTAATCAGATACATCGCATGGTGGGTTTCTTGGATAATGTGGGGCTGCCACTGGACATCCTAGAATATAAGGTTAAATAACCAGTCCAATTCTTATATTAGCAATACCTGTTTCTTGATTAACCACCAAATTTTGTATAAACAGGTAAGATCACAATATAAGTGTTAAAATTGATATAATGCATCTGCCTGATATGAAATATCACGCAAATATGCATTATATGTTAAAATTTGTGGTATAGATGGTAAATCTTTTGCAATTCGTGT